ACAGCTTTGTCACTGTTGGTGTCGTTGTATATTAACGCACCCATTGCAGTAATTGTAGCTGTGGTAAAGCTAATGTCTGCAAAATCAGTCAAAGCTGTTGTGCCAGAAGTGGTTGGAGCGACTTTGGTAAGAGTGCCACCACCCGCCGTGTAAGAGCCACTATTGGCTACTTCACCGGTGGTAGTATAAGCTGTGGTTGCTGCGCCAAGAGTAGCTGTGGTGCTAGACTTACCGCCACCGCCCTCTGCGTACAGAGCTATCTTAAAAGCATTACCATTTGTTGCGAAATTGTGTGTTCCTAGCATCAACTCTTGTTTAAATGCTGTACACATTGCTTGTGCGATTGCCATTACAGTCTCCCAATAGCGTTTGCTAGTTCCATTTGTCCAGCTTCACGGACCTTGGCGCAAATACTAGCACGTTCTTCCTTTCTAGCCAACTCTATATAGTATTGTGCTAAATATCTAACCCTATCTTGAAAAGCCTCTGCCTGCAAACGTATGGGTTCCGGGGCTTCATCAGAAATATAAATAAGCTTATTAGCTAACATCTCTGCTATTTGATCGTTAGATAAACCACCATTTTCAGAGGTCATTATGTTAACAGCCCCCACACTTCCTGAACCTAAATCAAACATTATCATGTCTCCCAAAAATAACAGGGTCGGACTCTACGGGCTCCGGGGGTTGAATCTTGGACTGTTTTGTTATCAAAAGACTACCGTTTTCAACAGTTTGAACTAACGGATCATCTAATCTATGATACCCATATAGCTTTTCATTATCAGGCACATTAGTGTCCATTAACCCGGACCGGTGAGCTATCTCTATTTTTATACCTTTTGAAATAGCTGTAGCACACCAAAACTCCACACAAGCTCTTCCAGACTCCGCCATGTTTACGTTTTTGTAGGTAAAGTCTATGCCAAACAAGCATATCTTCTCTACTTTTTTCCATACAGCATAAGCCATAGCATAAGCCACCGTGTTGTTAAAATAACACAGTCCAGTTGCTTTAGCTATTTTTTCTAATGGATACAGTTCTATAGCAGGGAAATCTGGATGTTCTACACACGAATATATAGGAGCGGTGTTTTTAGCTAAAAACTCCCTAGCTATTCCGGTCTGAGAACCAGCGTTTTCGGTGTCTATAAACCTTGAGACGGGGTCCATCATAAACGTCCTATCAACGTGTATGATACCTCCAATACAATTTATACCCCAAACTTCATCAAATTCTTGAGAGGCGACTCTAGCTGAAATGTAATCTGCGTAGCTGCCGCCTAAACCGACAATAGCAATTTTCACGAACGGGCCCTTCTTGGTAGCCCCTGCCTGTTAGCGTCATCATTTTCGCGGGCCTCGCCTAAGTCCTTCAACCTAACTAAAGACTCTACAAATCTTTCGCTGTACATTTTCATCACATCCGCTTCACCCTTCATAAAGGTGTAGGCTTCGATAAGGCTTCCATACAGTAAAGCATTAGGTGCATTTTCACTTAACCAAGACAAAGTCGTATCAGCAGAGGTTGACACAACGGTTCCAGTAGCCCCGCTTGTGCCCCCTGTAACGGTTTCCCCAACAGTGAAATCTCCTGTAGGAAGAATTATTACAAATTCAGTAACGGAAGTTATTGAATTTATGGTAGTGCTTTCTCCGCTGGTCCCGCCCGTAATTGTTTCGTTAGCAGCAAAAGTTCCCGTAACATTGCTTACCGTTAGAGTAACTTTACTTTTAGTCAAACTAACGGGCCTGTAATAATAATGAAGTTCTGTAACAAAATTAGCATTTGGGGTAGGTGCAAGTATAAAGTTATTTACATCATACGTAGCATAGTATTTTGGCACTCCGGTAGTTGCGGAGTTAGGGTTGTACTCCTGAACAAAATTAACATCTTTAGCTAACAAAAATTCTTTAGAGCTAGAGTTCTCTATCGAAATGCTAAAGGACGCTAAATAATCATCGGGGACAGCCATAAACTGATTACCAGATGTCATAGCACCAGAGGCGTTTTTTCTAAAAAACTCTAGGTCTACCGATTTAAAAATACGTTCTTCAGCAGAGCGAATAAAAGTATCTAAGTGAGAAACAAACACAGACTCTTGGTTATCCGTGTAATTTTTAACAGCAGTCTTTAGTTCTGTGTAAGTATAGCTCATGGTGTATTTGCCTGTCCGCCCATAGCACTATGGTTTGTACAGTAATAATACAGTGTTGGAGCCCCAACAGCTACTGTTATTTGAGTATATGCTCCCGAAGAGCCGGGGGTTCCGCTTGTGCTTACACCTGTGGTATACTCAGAACCACTAGCATGAGTGCCGTTAGATGTTGTTGAAAATCTCAAGGGGTGACCTGAATTACTACTGTCAGATTGATCAAATTTATATGTGTTACCCTCTGACAAAGTCAACGTCGCCTGCCTTACGCCATCAATATAATATTTGTTAGCTCCAAGATAAGAAGCGACCGTTACCGCGTATGTTATATCTACAGTTTGTCCTGTTCCAGAAACTGTAACAGTGCCTATCTCGCCAAGGCCCCCCACTCCTGCAAACTCAACGGCGGTAGGGGTGTGCACATTACCGCCAAAACTAACCGTTCCCACAAGGCCCTCTGCCTGCGGCACAAGCGCATACTGTAAAGTCGTTGTGTTAAAAACAGGGAAACTAACCGTTACGCTTTCCGTGGCGTTTTCAGACCGGTCAGGGCGAGCGTCTCTTAAAGTTTGGGGATCATAAACTTTTCTAAAAGGTCCTAGCTGCGGGTGTTTTCTTTCAAACTCGTCTTTTCCAACAAGTAAACCATTCCACTCTTTACGCATGTCTTTATATCTATATCGGAGTCCAGAACGATCAGAAATAGCGTAGGAGTGTTTTCCTGTGGCATATCTAGCCATTAGTTTGTCCTGAAATACGCATATTCGGGAGTTACGGTGAAGCTGGACCGGTCTCTATCCTCACCCATAGCTCGTTCAAACTCCTCTTCATAAATCGCTTTTAACATTTGAGTACGATTAGGAGCTCGCTTCAAAGATATGTAATAAGCTAGTCCCGCAGCCAAACAAGGGTAAAACCGGAAAGGAACATCCATTGTGTTAACCGCAGCATCACCGTCATCTATCCGAGTCAAGGCGTTATAAACAATGACATCCGTGCTGTTTTCTGGAGTAGGCCAAACACGCAAACTAGGTGTTACCTGCCTGTCTAGGAAAAATTGAGTGGGACGACCTGTTGTGGCTTTGCTTGGAATGTTAAGATCATCGTCTCGGCTGACCCGTGTTAAAGTAAAGTCAGTACTGCTCCGGGTGACAACAGCACTTAATATATCAATTACATCCGCCGATAAAGCATATGTTCTTGTTCCAGAAGTAAGAGCTTGAGTTCTTTGGGCGATAGTCCACTGGTTTAGGCCCCGATTGGCCCATTCTGCCAGCATTAAGTTAAGAGAACGCCTAGCTGTTGTTAAATCATATCCGGTGCGAACCTCTAAGCCACAACGCTCAAAAGCTTCTTCGACATATTCGGCGACATCTAACTCAAAGTTTACGCTTCCAGAAACAGCCATTATTTTTCTTTCGCATACAAGTTGTCAAAAATCTGATTTACGTCCATTGTATAGTCTAAATCTGATTTTGAATAGTGTATATGCTGTGATGGTAAGAAATCAGGAGCACCTTGCCCTGTTTCAAACCATGCTGGATGTGTAACACGAACACGATTATTAGGCAATGCAACTATGTTACCCGTATACGGACCCGCATCCAAAAGCTCTAAAACGTGACTTTGCTTATGCTGCGCCGGGTCATCGGCAATCTCGCTCTCCGTGTAATCTACTGTAAAATAGTATTTAGCCGGATAAAACTCAGGCCCCACTTTAGCTAACCAAGGGCACGGATGAGCACGATCCATACGATAAACTGCGTGTGTATGGGACATACAGTCCCAAGGCTGCGCCAAATGGACAGGCATAGGTTCTGGCCATTCTTCAAAAGGCGTGTCACCAACAAGAGCAGTAATAGGCATACGAGCCCACATTGCGCCACCGTGCACGTTTGGCTGATCCGTGCCGTCTGCTTCACAACCCGTAAAAATCATTTGAAAACTTAAACAACGGCTGGGCATCGTGGTTACCGCAATGGCCATACCGTGCAAAAACTCGCCATGATAATTTTGATGATTACAGGTGTACTCTCTTCGCACCCAGCATTTAAAGTGCGGAATATTGCTTTGAAGATATGGCAAGTTACTTTACCTTGCCGCCCTTGGCATAGCCCTTTTTCTTCATCATGCCGCCGTTAGCCATCTTCTGAACCTTGCCACCTTTGGCCATGCCCTTTTTCTTCATCATCATGCCGCCATTGGCCATCTTCTGGACTTTACCGCCTTTAGCATAGCCCTTCTTTTTCATGGCTCCACCAGCAGCCATTTTCTGGACTTTACCGCCTTTGGCCATGCCCTTAGACTTCATGTTTCCACCCACAAGAGATGCTGAATATTCTTCCATAGTCATAAATTCTTTTGCCATTTTAAGCTCCTATGCTTGACTTACTGAACCACTGGTTCTCTTTCTTCGGTTTGCCATAACAGCGCCACAACCTCGTGCTACAACTGTCCCCGAAACTTTTTTACCTCTAAAGGGTCTTTTAGGCTTGGTAACAGCCCCGCCGTTCTCTAAACCCGTTACTTTCGCCGCTTTGGTATTAGCGACAGTAGTTTTGCCTTTAGAGCCTGCACGTTTCTTTTTACGAGCAGTTTTAGCCCGTTCAGCCTTTGATAGACTATTAGCTTTAGCTCTAGGCAAGCAACGATCAGGGTTACTCTTATCTTTTGAAGTACCGCACGGCCCTTTGATAGATCCATCTGCACCAATCCTTACCCAATCTTGTTTCAACCAATTTTTAAGCTGACCCATTACGCTTTTCTTTTTCCGTTTTTCACCAACTTGGACAAAGTTTTTGCTTGCCCCGCATGTGCCTTGGAAGCTTTTCTCAACTTTTTAGCCACTTTTTTAACTTGAGTTTTAGCTCGTCCTGTTAACATTTATCGACCTTTTCTTTTGCCACCTTTTGATTTTTTAGCATAGTTGGGGTCTTTACAGTATTTGGAAGCGGCCAAGTTTGCATACGCTGACGGGTATGTGTCAAATGTGCGTTTAGCCCAAGCCTTGCCTTCGGGACAGATCTTACCACCACTTTTCACCTTCCCTCCTTTTTTCATGCGTACAACGCTACTCTTACGAGTGGGGCATTGTCCTGCACCTAAATTTACCGCACTACCCATATCTAACCTCACTGATTAGTAAAAGCCAAGTTTTCTTCATAAGTTCTGCCTGTAAACTCTTCCCACATAGGTTTGAGCATTACATGTAATTCGTCTATTTTTTGGCTGTTAGCATCGGTTTGCACAGCCATAACAGCTATATTTTTATCTACTTCTATTAAAGTAGAAGAGATCCAAGTGACGCCCGTCACACAAACTCCTACAAGAGCAACAAAAAGAGTCCCCATTATAAATTGTTGACCTAACATTTCCATCTCCTGCGAGCGGCGCAAATGCGCTTCTTAGGCGTTTTCTTACAATTTATATTGTGCATCTTCATTTGGCCTTTTGACCGACTACAATAAGATGCACGACGTTTAGCGTCTTTACTACCTTTTTTAACCTTACCAGTAACAGCCGTTTTTAGTTTACTGCCCGGATTTGCCCTTCTATGAGCTTTTACGCCCTTTTCAGTCATTCCCGCCCCAGATTTTGTAGGACGGAAATTACCTGATTTAACCGACGTTTTTATCGGTTTCTGTTTTTTACTAGCCATGAAAGAACGTCATCATGTCAATGGTGGCAATAGTGTATTGAACAACCATCCCATTAGTAAACAAAACTCCTTGCTCCGGAATCGTCATATCTACCGTGGTGTTATCCGTTCCAACTGTACGAGATTTAAACAAAATAGTGCCGTCTTCTGGGGCTCCGTTAATAAAATTAACAACTCCCGCTGTACCACCAGAAACAATAGAAAACCCTTTTAAACGTATTCTATTCGTACCCTGTATGGCTTCGGCGCATAAATCCCCCGATCCTACCGTGATGTTAGCTGCATATTGTGCAGAACACTCAACAGCCGTCACTGTTAAAAATAATTTTTCACCCGCGACAGTAGCTGCGCTACCTGTAGACGTAATGACTTCCGTCATAGCGTCCCCAAAAACATCTGTTCCTGTAATTGTACATGTTTTACCATTGTCACCTGTGCCCGCGGTAGTCACAGTGACATTTCTAGCGGCACCCCCAGCAAACGTGGTCTCAGCCATAGTTGCACTGGTATTGGGCCTTGCCGCAGTTACGAGGCGATCTGGATCGGATGCGTTCTCATCGCTAATGAGTTTTGCAGTCACTACTGTACTGGACATTTTAATCTCCTTATAAAAGAAGAGGGGGAGTTACCCCCCTCTCGTTACTAGGCTTCGTAGCCCATCAATTCAATAAAGAGTTTACCAGCAGTGTAATCAGCGTCTGTAGCTGCGCCTGTTGTCAAGTACAGGAACTGATCAGCCGCAGGAACAGCAGTAAAGTAAACTTTACTTCCTGTTGTAGCGTCACCAGCATTGACAAGAAGCGTTTCAGTCAAGTCACCGATTGCTCCGTCCTCAACACCTGTACCTTCTGTGGCAGAGTGCACGTTAATATCTGGGTCACCGCCAGCAGGTGCTTCAAAACACTCCATGCTTCCAGTCAAGATGGTGCCGTTTTTCGCAGCAGTAATCTGACCAATGTGACAAACAAGTGCTGTGCCGTTGACACCAATGATGTCACCAGATCCTGTTGAACGCAGACCAGTTAGGTCAATAAGAATACGAGTTGTAATGATGCCGCCTACACGCTGGACAGAACTGCGGTAGATCGTTCCAGAACCGGTGGTAATACCAGTGCCAGCCTCTACAGCCATTGTGTTTGCATCAAACGAAGACACACCAGTTGAACTGATGCTTGAAAGAGTAGTGAAAGCGCCGGTAGAAGAGTTTTTGCTGACAGAGGTAAAACCACCTTGTGAGCGAACTGCACCGGTAAAAGTTGTTGTAGCCATGTCATTCTCCTGTCGTGGCTAGTGTCAGCCGCCCAATGCGACTGTCAGGGATTAAAAAAACTATACAATAAAAAAGAGCGGCTGTGAAGCCGCTCTTTCTAATCTCTACGGGAGAAGAGATTTTAGGCTGCGCCCGGTGTTCCAAACACTGAACGCCAATCAGAAACGCCGAAGCTATAACGCTCACGGGCCTTGAACCGCATGTTTCCGGTGTCAAAGTCACCTTCCATAGCAGTCTTGATTGGAGAACGGTTAAAGTATTTGAAACCGTTAGGTGCATCGGTCTTGATGAAAAACGCATCTGTATCCGTCAAGAAATGGTTAACTACTGCCCCTTCAGGAAGCATACCCATGTTCTTAATAGCATTTGCATCGTTATCAGCCGTTGCTGAACGCAAGTTTGAGTTGATCACACGCTCTGCGATAAACTGCAATTCTTTTGGAATGATAAGCTTCGTTCCACGAACTGCAATCTTCAGACCACGCTCATCTGTCAAACCAGCAATATCAATCAACATTTGCTCAAGTGAAGTTTCGTTCAAATCAGCGGCTGTTGAAAGAAGGTTGCGCTGGTTACCAGACAACGATGGGTGTGATGAAGAACAAAGTGCTGCACCATCACCGATTGCAGAAGCGCCTGTGCTGAACGCATTGTTCAGGATAGCCGCAGCTTTAATCTGCTTTGTCTGAGCCATAGAGCGGGCCAGAGCTTTGGTGTAGCGTGATGCAAGACGGTCATACAGATTATCCTCAATGGCTTCTTCGGTAATCGAAAACGCCAAAGCGATTGTCTCGTGTGTGTACCGTGCAGTGTAGGTCTCTTGAGCATCATCAAAGGAGATGGCAGAGCCCTCTTCCTTAGTTGGCGCTGTTGAGAAACCCCCCAACATCACTTCTTCTTCAAATGAACGGTCTGAAGACTCCTCATCGAAGATCTCCGCATGTTCATTCTCGTAACGGTCGTACTCTAGTCCGAACAGTGCATTTAGACCGGGTTCTAGCTCTTTAGCTAGTTGTGCTCTTGAAATAGCCATGTTCTAGCCTCCTCCTATATACCGGTTGTAGCGTAGGTGCCAACCGCAATGGTCGTACCTGTGTTGAAATGACCGTTCAAACGAACGATGTACTGGTGTCCAGCAGCGGAATAATCCGTATTACCTTCGTCCTCATAGAGGCCGACGATACGAACATCCAAAGTGTTAGTAGTAGCCGCTGTACTGATGTCTAGCATGTCGCTTGATTTACCAGTGTTTGTGCTACCATTGTTAACACTTGCCATGTCACAGTTAATGAAAACGTCTGCCAACGCGGTTGCCCGGTTGGTGTTTGTTCCATCAGCTACAACAGAGAACAACTGCATTGGATCATCATATACATAAGCTTTGACAGGATGATTCGTGTCAACACTTACGGCATTTGATCCGGGCCAATAATTTAGGTGTGTCGTCTTACCAGTAACTGAGTCTACATACTCAACACCACCTAGAACGCCTAGAGGAGCAATCGCCTGATCGGTGATGATGATTGTTCCAGTAGAAGCGGGCACAACAATGCCCCCGTTGTAGATAGCAGTAGTGTAGTTGTTAGCAATTTCATACATCGTCGTTGCGTTGTTGTTGACATTGCCACCCACTTTACCAATAGGACGAAGGCCGTAACCACCTGATAGTGTATTCGCCATTAGGCTCTCCTATTAAAAAAATGGTGCCCTTATCTTTGTGGGCCACCAAAGGTTACACGAGATTGACGATCTGCTTTAGAAATCGTCATAGTCGAATGTGCATTCTCGCGCATCATATCAGAGTCAACGGCCTGCATCTGGTCTGCGCTTCTTTGATTAAAGTAAGCACTTCTTTCAGCAACTGTTTCATCGGGTATGCGAGCAAGAATAAGTCCACCTACTCCAAACACACCTTCATATTTACCTGAGTCAAGTACCGGGGCCTCAAAGTCTGGGTACTCATCCTTACGGACAAGCTCATAACCTTCGCGCAGTTTCGCGCTGATGTTCTTAGTATCGTCAAAACCGCGGGTTTCAGCCCTGATCCAACGATGCTTAAAACCATCCGGTGCAGGTGGTGCATCCAACATAGACGGGGGAGCCCACGGCTTACGCTGCGCCGTTTTCTCCCTAGTTTGGTTAGCGCGAGCAGTACGTTTTACTGTACCTTCAAACATTTCGTTCTGTTCTTCAGACATTTAACTTACTCCTTCACGTATTTCGCGTATTCTTCAAGCGGCACACCCAATTTCTTTGCTATCGCAACTTGGCTAGGGGTGAGTCTAACCTTTTTCCCACTACTGCGCCCAGAACTTGTGCGGGATACAGAAGCTACGGTCTGAGCGGGCCGCTTGCTTCCCCCGGTTTTTAACTTGTGCGGAAACTCTTCCCGCATACGGTTATCCAGTTCAGTATAGTACTCATCGCTCTGCGGGTCAAACCCTTCATTTTCGACAAGCTTTTTGTGAACACCAAAAGCTGCATAAGTCATGGCCTCATCAGAACCAAACCAGTCATTTCTAGAGGCCCAGTTTTCTGCTTTAGGGTCCGGACGACGCGGCTGCTGTTGAGGCATGGGCTGCTGAACTTGAGCCTGTGCCTGCGCTTGAACCTGCTGGGCATACCGCTCTTGTTGCATTTTGGCCTGTTGAGCCCGGTCATTTTCAATGGCCAAAGAAGTTATTTTTCTCTGCGCTTCAACAACCCCGTTTGTATCTCCAATTTCAATAGCTTTTGCTAAGTCTTGTTCAGCATTTCCCATCTGAGAGTTAACACGATTGCTATATTCGTTGACATAATTGGTGTCGAGAGTGTTCATACGGGTTTTTAGCTGCTCCGCTTCACTCTTAACATTTTGAGCATATCGTAGAGCTTCTTCTTCCCGACGCTCTGCTTCCCGCATTTTCTTAGTCAAACGATCAATCCGCTTCTGCGTATTGCTCTCAGCTTTTTCAAACTGATCGTCTTCCGTCTCCGCTACAAGTGGCGCTTCTTTTACATCTTCGCCAGAAACGTCTACTTCAGTTTCTTCTGCGTCATCCAAATCCAGTTCGATCTGGTCAGTTTCTTTTAAATTTTCTTTCGCCATCATTCGCTCCTAGAAATGAAGAATATCTTCAGGTTCTTTAATTTTAGCCAAAACCTCATCATCATTGAGTATCCTGACTTCACCACCGTCAATTTTAAAACGAGACCCGGAATAACGAGCAAACATCACCCAGTTACCTTCCTCGCACCAAGGCCCCGTAGGAAACTTTTCCGCATCCTTGTAAGCTAGATCCCCTACTTTGAGGACATAGCCCACCTGTGTTGAAACGGTCTGTTCCTGAACCACCGCATCCGGAAGGTAAATACCCCCGTCTGTTTTGCCTTTACCACGGTATGGAAGAACCAGAATGCGCCATCCCGTAGGTGTAGGCATTCTTTCTAGAAGTGACCCCTCAATAGCTTCGGGGTCTAATACTTTATCAGAAGGCTCTTTGTAAGCCTCTGCAATAGTTGCAACACCCTTAGATGCCGCAGCTAAATCAACTGCTTTAGTCATTGCTTCGCTCCTGTTTATCTAGCAGGCCCTTGAGTTCCTGTTCCACGTGATCTAGGGCTTTTAAATTACCCATGAGCTCACGATACTGCTCTATGTTCTTCACGTTATCATAAATCAACAAGTCTTGAATGGCTTGTCGCCGTTCTTTTATTATGCGAAAAACAGCTTCCGCAAAGTAAACTTCATCCACTCCGATAACTCCGCATTAAATCCTATGTGTTCTTATAACACACTATTCGGATTCCGCAAGAGCTCTCATCCTGTCTACCAAACGTCTGGCCCGATTTGGGACCTGTGTATACCATCTGGAATCCACCATCTCATCTGCGGCTTTATTCCAGTCTCTATCGTCCACACCGGCTTTCATGCCTTTGAACTTGCTAAGTCTGGGTCTGCCCATATTAAACATCATGTTTGCAATGATGTGCTGACACTCTTCGGGCAGGTCATCGAAGTCCGGGTACAATACTTTGCACTCATCAACAGTCACTGTCATATCTAGTGAGAACAACTGCTTTACTCGCTCCTGTTCCACGACTGTGCCAACAGGTTTGCTGTGTTCTTCGTCAATTTCTGTGATGAGGTGACCTATGCCACAAGTTGGGAGTCCAAGATGATCTAAATACACCTCGTACTTGCACCCCTCATCCTCCGCGATCTCTCCGCGTAATTTATCTTTGTTCATTTTTTAAATCCTTTTAGACCCCGTATTCCAAAAGAAGCTCCGATTGAGGCATACATCGCCCATTGAAACCATTCTGGTGTACGAGACAAAGCGGCAAACCCATCCTCAACATACTGTTGAGTAAACGGAATGAAGCACATTGCAATTATACAAATAAACAAAATAGTCCATGCTTCGTCTTTCCACGAGTTATCAGAGGCTTGCGCCATTATTTTTTCCCAGCCCGCCTCATGCGTAGCTGCCGTAACCATAACCTGCGCTTCTGCCTCTGCCCGTGCTTTGGCTACAGCGCCCTTGGCTTTAGTCTGTTCAATCTTTGATTCCATAAACGAGCCCGCAAGACTTGCTATGGGGCCTATAAGTGCCTGTATCATTGCTCAATAATCTCCATTATTTCGCCTGCTTCAATTTTTACCTTTAACTGCTTACATGCCCACCTTTTATCAAAATCAATTGTATGTCCAGTATTACGCTTGATTTTACGGCGCACGGTCAAACATTGAGACAAGTTTTCATACGGCGTATATTCTACTTTTTCATCGCCAATCATCAATAGTAAAACAAAGGTAACTTCAATCATTGTTCGTCAGCTTTTCTATGTTGTCCTCTATCTTAGTAAGCCGCCTATCGTAAAACTCTAAAACCAGCTTTTGTTGCTGATCATGTGGAGCGTTACCGCTTTCTATGTTTTCAGCCAGCTTTTCTAACTCACTAGCCAAATGCTCTATCATCATAAACTGTTCTGAATCGGCTGGCAAACTACCCATTTCACCACGAGGCCACTTAATACGAAACTCTGTGTTTTGCCCCAAGTCTGTTTCAACAAGAATAAATTTATTCTCTATCGTGTTCAGCCGTTCTATTACTCCAAAATAAGCCCATGTTGCTACCGCTGCGCCAACCACCATCGCAATCAAATTGCGGATTGGCATAGATAACTCTGTGTTTTCGCTTAACTTAGTAGCCACTATTCAACACCCATTATACGTGACAGACCAAACACCTCCATAAGCATAAACGTGAAAAACAGAAGCAAAACGCCTCCGGCTATCAACTTACCGCTGAAATTAGTAGAACCTATCCGTATAGCTATAAACTCATTACCTAATATGCGAAGGACCAGTTCAAAGCTGTTCTCCCCAACAGCTAACGATATTGGCTTTTTCTTTTCTTCAGTCACAACTTTCCTTTCCAGCGCAATCTGTTGAAAAACAATGCGCCATCAATTTATAATATCGGTTACGGTATGTAGCTCTCCACATGTCCTCTCGTATCATGTATTCACATTGTGACAGGCTCATCGGTTGTTGAAGAACTAACTGATTACCAATATATTCCCATTCTTCACCGGTATGCCCCCACATACTAATAACAAGAACAAACTCCTTAACCATCGCTGATTATAACCCATTTAACGTCGTTTTTAGTGCTCGACACCCTAAAGTTACCGGCTTTTGACCAGTCGATTTCTTCTAAGCCATCGTTGAAGACAACTTTCTGGCCGACATCTATAATGGTATCTTGTTGAGTTTCATATTGGTGATAGTGGTGCATTCCATAAGCTAATGCGCCAAATAACAGTATCGCTTCCATTTTACTACCTCGTTAAACTTCCTTTAGGTAGCCCCCTGCAACTCCATCTCACCGGCTTGTATCCCCGCATATGCTTATGAACGTCCCTAGACATTTCAAAAGCCCGTGCCTCACAACGCTCCATACTTTCATACGGACCACGCTGATCCTCAAGCTGTAGGCAATACTCCATGTTATTTATTAAACAAGCAAGAACTATCGCTTGAAACATTATTTCTTTGCCATATACGCCTGTGCGCCAAAGTAGAACCCTACTATGGACGCCTGACTCAAAAACAACATGTCGCTCAAGCTGGCAAGAAACTGTAAGCGAGCTTCTGGTATCCACGGTATAAGTGGCAAAAGCGCGAAACCAACCATACTAGCCACAGCAACCCAAGCCATTCGTTTTTGAGCATCCGCCTTCTCCTCACGAAGCTCTAGTTCCAGCATTTCCTTGCCCCGATTGATCTCAGCATCCGAGACGGTGCCATCATTGTCTAAATCAAACTGAGCAAACCGTGAATCTTTTTCTAACTTCTTACTCATAACTCAATAGCCTTTGCTACCGAAACCATCAAAAATATAAACAATCCTATTGTTGCGGTAAGAACGCCTACAATCATAAGACCCATTTTTATGTTCTCTTCTAGTTCCTTCTGCTTTCTGCGCTGCTCTCGTTTAGCAGCCGCCGCCGCCTCTTTGGCTTCCTGTATGCGTCGGGCTCTTTCAGCTACAATACCCGCCCACGTGCCGTGCCCGAACCGCATGTCAACCATGCTGGCTATTTCCTGCATATGCTCTTTGGCAATCTTTGCGTCAATGATCTCCTGCGCTACCGACTTAATACCAAACTGGTCGCCCACACCTACGCCGGATTTCTTGTTGCGCTTCTTTTGTACCTGTTTTTCACCTTCAAACAGGTTGTCTATAAAACCAGCTATCTCCCCTACATCATTTGCTGTACCAATAGCGCCTTTAATACCATCAACAGCCGATTTAAACAGAGCTATGCCAGCTAAAGCCGTTGATATCGGTTCCATTTTGCCCCCTGAATTATTTTAATTCCCACGTTGTTTAAGTAGCTCCCGCTCCCGTGCTGCATCAATACGAGCCGCTGTCTGCTTCTCTTGACTAGCCAACCGCTGCTGGAACTGTGCTCCGCGCATCTGCTGGTTCTGAGCATCCAAGTTGAGCTTGGCAGCGTCATTCTGAGCATCCGCCTGTTCAGCCTGCGCCTTGATCTGAAGTTCCTGTTCCTTGAGTTGTACCAGCGGATCAGGGCCTTGACCCGAAACCTGCTGTGACATCTGCTTGACCATCTGCATACCTTCAGCAACAAACTGCGCGGTCAGACCCTCTATCTGCAACATCTCTTCCTCTGTCGCAGCCTCGCCGCCAACAGCCTGCCTAGACTGAATAAACTGCACCGCTGCCCGCTCCCGCGCTGCAATCTTCACATGCTCCATTATGTGCTTCTGCAAAGACATCGCAATTGCAGGCATACCGCCAACCATCGGCGTGGAACCAAAAACCATGTGCGCCATAATATGCGCCTCATGCTCCTGACCCTCAAACGCCTGCAACGGCACCATGTCCATTGAGTCGATGTTCTCTTGTGCCGGATCTTTCGGACTAGGCTCCTCATCAGGAATACGCTTCATAATCCTGTCAGTGTCCTTAACACCCAACGCTTCATACATGTCTTTGTATACTTCGTGCATGTTGTGCAACTCAGGAGCCGCACCAGCAAGCTGTAACTTGGTTTGCGCTAAAGCAATCCTTTGCGCCTGACTGAACATATTCGGATCAGATACAGGGACTACGTCGATCTTGTCGTCAAAGTCGCTCGCCATAATGGCAGACTCTGCGCCTTCTACAGAATACGGATATTCCTGCGGCAAGCTCTCCGACATAACCCGTGCCAGCATTTTAAACTCAATCCTCATGGCATAGTGCAAACGCTTATGCACCGCACTCATCACACGAGAACCCTGCTCCAGCATAGCAATAGTGGTTCCTACCGCCGCCTGCTGATTACCATCTCCAACCTTCAAGTCCGTAATCGTTGCAAACCTCTGACCCGCCTGAACTACAAATCCAAGCAAGTTAAACAGCGTCTGGTCAGGACCCTTGAAGGGCAACGGCATCAGGCTGTCACGAATAGCCCCTCCGGGAGCATCCACATCGCGAAACTCACCGGGCTGCAACGGGTCATCGTCATCCCTGATCCGTAGTCCGCGGGCCTTGAAACCCGCTGGGAGGTTGGACAACGTACCAGCGTCGATCAACTGTCGCAGTGCCGCCGTGGCGGTGCGTGACAAACCGCCAATGGTGTGAATTAAGCCCAATCCATAAAAACCAAAGCCCGGAAGGAACTTATAATGCACAAAATACTGTATTTTACGCTTATCCTCGTCCTCTTCACGGTAATTACGCCTAATTGACAGTATCTGACCGTTGTCCTGACTGATCGTCACTACATATGGTATCTTGATACCCGTTAACTCGCCGTCTTCGTCCTCATCTTCATACCCCTCAAGGTCCAGATCAACGTGACACTCCAAAATAGTGCAATCATAGTCAATCTGAGTGGGTGTAACACCGTCAATGCGCTGTATCTCGTCCTCCACGGACCCCGAATCACCCTGTGAAGGCAAAACAGGTATGTCCAGATAGAAGCCAGACACCTGTTTCTTACGTAAATCGTTCAACGACATACGCAAAACCTGCGTAATGTTAGGACAAGTGTCCAAATCAGACGTTTCATACGGCACAACCAAGTGTTCCGCCGGTATGAACTTGCTTACAGCCCGTCCCCGTGTCTCGTCGTAGTAAACTTTCTTGAAGGTAGACCCCGCCAGAGGCAAAAAGAACAACATCTGGTCAAGTTCAGGCGTATATTCCTCCATCACGTTGGTGATGTAGTAATTCATAAACTGCTTTACGCGGATGGCCTGCTGCTCTTTTTCTCTTGTTTCGGCTCCCAATACAGCAGTTCGCACGGGACCGCTGGCAGGCAACAACTCATTGAACGCCTGCGCCTGAAATTGCGTAGCCGCCTCGGCAAGCAACGGATGCGTGACCCCGGAGGCTCCTCTGAACGGCTGCGCCCGCTCTTCGTAGGAGAAACCAAGAAGCTCCAAACCGTTGGCGTAAGCATCTTCCCACTCCTGTCGTCCTGATTTGTTGCTGTCAAACTCAGACATCAGATCACCGGCAATCCGCGACAACTCACGGTCCGGCATCTCCTCTGCCAAGTTCATGTAGAAGTCATCGCTCTCACCGCGCTGATCCTGCGGATCAAAGTCCACGGTCATGCCGCCGTCTTCTTCCGGCGTGATCTCAATGTCCATGCCTTCCGCCGTGCCTTCAAAAGCTACGACGTTGTCGTCCATGCTGCCCGGAAGCTCCAACTCTACTTCAGCCGCAAGATCCTCCATGTCCAACTGTGAGGGGACGTTCTTGTCAATCATTCCGGCAATCGGTTCTCTAGCCATTAAATGTCTCCTTTAAAGACCTAACTTACCATAGGCCGGTTCATATTCCTAGCTATTGGAGCTAACGCCGCAATGCCTCGTGGGCCGCGGCCCGTGTTCCGCGCTGCGTCTACCATGCTTACTATGCCGCCGTCTTTCATTTGTTTTTCTTCAGGTTCAGAAACAGCACCGCGGGCCGCGGTTAAAGTTACGGGGCCAACAACTCCATATTTCTTTAATATTTTTAATACGCTATCGTCAAAAATTACGTAATTATATTTGTCGTCTTCAGGCTTTAACTTAGCTTGCCTTGTGCCTTGTGTGGAATATTTCACCCCTTTAATACCAAATTCGTTAAATAATTCAGAAACCTTGGGACTCTGGTACTGAACACCTAAATATTTGGCTATAGCATCTTGAACACCCTGACCGTCAGCATTTTGTAAATTTTTTATTAAATCCTTGTTGCCTATTTTCTCAGCTATTGTTTTTATTTTTCTTTGCACTTCTGTTGGTTGTTCAGACAATCTACGATAAAAGTCTAACAAATCTTCTTGCGGGTTTACGTTAACTCCCACCTTCATCAAAGTGCCCTCAGACTTTCCTAAGGGCTGAATGAAGTTTCCAGATAAGGGTTCTTTTGTGAGATAATCCTGAACCCCACCTTCAAAAATACGGTTGCCTTCTTCGTCTATAATTTTTTCCCCGTTTTGTGTTCTTAACGCGCTTCCATCCTTAAACTCAATTACTGTAGCCTGATCTGTCAAACTGGTTCGTGTACTGATTTTATCGTCAGACTCAATTATCTCATCTAGTAAATCTGCATAATCATCATCGTCCTCTATAAATCTACCAAAAGGAGATCCCTCTACATCTCTAATTCTAGCCGGTTCAAATTTATTTAATGCTTTCTCCGCCATAGTTTCGCCATCGCCAGATAACGTCGGTCTAAAACCAAGGTTGTCCCGATATTCCGTCCCGATAACCCTGAGGTCACTGGTGTATATACCGTGACCAAACATCTGGTTACCTTCTCCGGTGCCCACGTATCTCATATTAAATTTAGGAAAATCTACCCCGGTTCCATGCCACGTCTCAATTTGAGGACCCGGAGAAAAACCCGGAGGTAAATTTATAGTAGGCTCTATTCTTGAGGGCGGATCTTTTTTCAAAAACTTAGCGAAATCACCTATGCCTTTACTCGCCTTCAATGTTGCCAGTTCACCAAGACCGGCTATGCCACCGATCAAACGGGCATCGTCCCTGATCTGCTGTAATTCTTCCGTGGGAGCTTTTCCATAGATCATCTCCCCAAGCGCCTGCATCCCGTACTTTTCAACGAAATCTTGCACATAAGGGTCTGCGGCGGACAGGGCCGAAGCGATTGGAGATGTTGCGAGTAACCTTGGGTCAAGCTCAGAAGCTACGCTTGTCGCAGTCGCTAGAGTTTCTTGAGGAATAGATATGAGATCCGTGGTCGCACCCTGCGCCAAACCTTTAAAAGTTTCAAGAGTAGAGCCGGGTTGATTTACATCAAAGCCCCGTGGTTGTGGACGTTCAGCCAATGTCCCGCCCCAAGATGCGGCTCATTTGTGATAAAATCTTGGGGTCTAGATTGTCCATGACCTGATTGGCAGACGCCTGCAAACCTGCCTGCCGCATCAGTTTAGTGCCTACGGCGTCGTCCCGTTCATTTAATTTAACCTGTGTGCTCATCTGCATGAGACCACCTATCCCGCCACCATTCTCAAAACCGATAGGGTTGGTTGTTACTTTACCGTCCTCTATCTCAATCTGCTGTGGTACAAAACGACCTTCTCGACCGGCAAAAGGGTCTCCAAGACTGGCTGAGTCTTGTAAATCCGCAATACTGGCCGCGCCGCTTTGTATATCTTTTTCTGTAATACCGTGTGCCGGATCTGCAAATCCCTCGTAAAACTCTTCGCGGCCCATGCTCTGACCCGCATAATCTACAGTATCGCGTGGGGCCTGCTGCAACTTACCGTCAATCATTACTTTCGCGTTAGGGTCTATTTCCTGCATACCAAGTATTGGAAATTCCCTATATTCTTTTCCGGACTCACCCTCTTTGTAGGACGGTTTATTCCTGCGAAGAAACTCTAAGAACTCTTCTAGCTCTTCCTTTGTCGCTACCGACATTGGAGAACCCTCTCCAAGCTCTACTACACCACCGTCTTCAAAACCTAAATATTCAAAAAGGGTCTGGCTCTCCGGGTTTTCGCCGCTATACAAGGTCTGGCCTTTGCGGCTCTTTTTAACAATATATGTATTAGAGGCACGAGCCTCCGGGGCCCCTGTGAAATAATCAACAAAGTCGTCAAACTTTTCGGAGATGTACTCTCCAGCAGCCCCCAAGTCTACTTTGGAATTTCCCATGCGTCCGCTGCCCCTTTAGTAATAAGCCTGTATCCTACTATAATTATCTTCATCTTCCCAGTCATCTGTTGGTAATTGTACAAAATTACCCTGCCGATACCGCATCAACGCCTGTGTCATGCTGTCAACCAGATCGTCATACTCCCCATTAGGGAACGCCGCTACCTCTTCAATCAACTCGTCCGCAAACGTAGTGTCGGGGGCCCAAACCATTCCAGCCTCAAAAAGTGGTGACACGGAATGGACCCTCGTCACCTTATCATTACCTTTGCTCGGCGTAAAGTTAACAACAGGTATGCCCATGTTCCGTAGTTCGTGGGTCAAGGGGGTCCCTGACGCTTTGGCCTCAATGATGACGGTGTCGGGGTCCCAGTAATTATACTGTTCTAACGCTATCTCCTTCAACTCCGGAAAGTCCCACCGCCCCTTCTGACTATCCAATAATATCAAAGCCGGGGGACCCCCAGCCTCCTCTGGCCGGAAAACACCCCAAGTTGTAATAGCCGAATAGTCCGCCGTCTCCCTCTTGCTAAACGCCGTATCATAACTCTGTATAACAAACTCAAGATTGGGAACCCGCTCTTTTTCCCACAAGTTCCACCACTCCCGCCGGATAATCGCATTCTCCTCACCCGTCGGATTTTGCTGATACTGAGCATTCCACTTACTAGGCGGTATTGATGCTTTGACCGCGGTGAGATCCTCCATCGACCAGAACTCCGGCCAACAGGGCTTGTTATCCTCAAAAATGGCAGGAAGTTCTACAACCTCCCATTGATCCGCCAAAGGATCTTTAGCCATAGAACGAAGCAGTTGACCCGTCATATCCTTCTCGGACCATCGGGTCTGAACCAAAACAATAGACCCACCCGGCTGGAGCCTCTGCCGGGGGCCCCCTGTGTACCAATCCCATGCGTCATCAAAACCATTAGCAGACATCGCCGTCTGCTCCGAATGCGGATCATCAATGATTACGAGATCACCACCGCGTCCCGCCAAGTTCGATCCAACACCAACGGCATAGTACATTCCACCACTAGCCGTGTCCCATCGCCCCGACGCTTTACTATCAACAGCCAGACGTACTTCTGGGAATATGTCTTTGTAATCGTCACTATCAATTAAGTTCTTTGTCTTTCGTCCAAAGTTAACGGCAAGCTCTGTCGTGTGCGTTGCCTGAATAATCTTCATCTTTGGATTCTTACCCATCATCCATGCAGGAAACAAGAAAGAAGCGAACTCGGACTTCGTGTGCCGCGGTGCCATGTTAATGATCAAACGCTTTAACTCGCCGCTCGCGACACGCTGCAACTTGTCCGCAATGATTTTATGATGACGACCGGCTATGAACTCCGGCCACATGTTTTTTACAAAGATTAAAAAGTCCTCGCGACACGCTTCGTTCTTTTCGATTTGAGCTAGTCGCAGACGAAGCTTGGCTTCCTGATCTGATACATCCATCGGGGGACCCTAAATTGCATAAAATATGTGCACAAATATGCACATTTATTAGTCAGTTAACAAGCCTTCATATTTGCCTAATAAATAGGCAATGTTTCACGTGAAACATTCTATACCGTTTTTCATATGAATATTTGAGAGAAACATGGCCCATGCTCCCGCTAGGCACGGCGCGGGCGGCGGCGCGAAAATCGCGAAT